GCCGTGATGGCACTGGCACGCCTGGATTTCCATGAGGCGGCCAACGATTCGAACTATTCCAGCCTTACGGTTATTTAAGAATCCCCACCTAATTATTAAAACCGAAAAAATTCCGTGTCACCCCGTTGAACTTTCTATTCGCTCGTCCGTATAGTTCTATGTACAGCAAGGAATGGTCGAGACGAGGGAACGAGCGATGTACCGGATGGTGTCAGACTCCTGCGAGGTAACCGGCCTGACGCTGGAAGGCGTTCGCCGGGCTCTCAAGTGGGACGGCATCACGGTCCATGTGGATGCGAGGTCCCTCAGCTACGGACCAATCCAGGCTGGCGAGTGGTTGGTGATGGCTGCTTGAACAAACTAAAGGTTCAGGCGTATAGTGTTAGGGAAGCAAAAGGAGGAACGAGAGATGAGCACGGTAAGCAAAGAGACAATGGATTACCTGCGCCAGTTGCGCGAGGCCGACAAGGCTAAGATGGTCATACCTGCCAAGAAGGCGCCGGCTCCCGTGGCCGCCAAACCTGTGGCTGTCGAGCCGAAGCCTGAACCGGCGCCGGCTCCCGCGCCAAAGCCATGGGTCAAGCTAGCCGGTTACACCAAGCGCGAGCGGCGCATGGTCATGATGGTTCTTTCCTGGGGGTATCTGATTGCTAAGACCCTGGTCTTCGTGGTCGGTTTCTCTTTGATCTACAACGCCGCAACGGTTTCCTATGGGGAGCTGCGCACGGTTGAAGAGATGGAAATATCGGTGACAAGCTACGAGCCTGGCAATTTCGGCAAGCGAATTGTCAACAATGGCCTTGTTGCCGATCGCAATGTCGCCATGACAAAACACGCCGCCAAGTTTTTGGCAAACATCATCTGCCTGGTGGGGTGGAGTGTTTGCGGCGCGCTTGTGGTTCCACCAAAGGGGGGCACCTTCGGTGTCAAGTATCAACCTTCTCACAACCGCCCAGGCCGCTGAGCGTCTGGGGGTAACCATCCGCCGGGTTCAGGCGATGATCAAGGCCGGGAGGATCAAGACAACCAAGGTGGGCCAGATCCACCTGATCCACCCGAGGGAACTGGAAAAGCCGGAAGTGAAGTTCAGGAAACCAGGAAGACCGAAGAAGGAGGATTGAGTCATGAAGATCACAGCTAAGGATTTCCAGAGGTTGTGGGAATCAGCTTGCAGCTTCGACAAGAGATGGGCCAAGCAGTACGACAGGTTTGAGCCGGTCACCGAGGACGATGAGGTTGAAAGCCTCAAGGTGGACCTAAGCACCAGGAAGGCCATCTACTGGTTCGGCCAGTGCTACGCGTCCGTGCTTCTGGCCAAGGAGTTTCTGCTCAAGAGGAAGCACAGCATCCAGGTTGTCTGGGACATGGCCGAGCACCCGAACGGCGACATCCTCGGCTACGCGATCATCACGGATTATGACGCGGAAAAGCTCAAACAACCGGAGAAGGAAGGCGTATAATAATGAGCGCAACCGGCAGGGGTCACTACCCCCTGCCGGTTGCTGACCCGGACCCTTACTAGGAGGATCGAGGCTATGTGTGAGAATAAGGACTGCCAGCACAAAAAAGAAAGCCCAATCAAGGATTGGAAGCGCCGGTGCAAGTATGGGCCGGATGGGAAGCGGCTGCAACCAGGGACCGTGATTGTTGGTTGGAATGACTTGGCCACCACGCATCCAAGGTTGGCCAAGGAATGCTTGGATGATGCGACGAAATTTACTGGCGGCAGCGCCCAAAGAAAGACCTGGAAGTGTTCAGTTTGCGGTCACAAATGGCCGGCGCCTGTAGAGCGCAGGACAGCAGGCGCTGGCTGCAAGCCTTGCGGGAACAAGCGGTCGGCGAAAAAGCGAAGCATAGTCCCGTACAAAAAAAGCGTGGCTTATTTATTCCCGCACCTTGTTAGAGAGCATAGGGGCCCTGGCGACTTGCGATCGCTTAGTCCTGGTTCTGGTTCCATGGAAAACTGGGAATGCAAAGATTGCGGTCACAAATGGCCGGCGCCTTTAGAGAACAGGACAAAGCGCGGCCGCGGCTGCGAGCCTTGCGGGCGCAAGCTGGCAGCGAAAAAGCGAAGCATAGTCCCCTACAAAAAAAGCGTGGCTTATTTATTTCCACACCTTGTTAGGGAGCATAGGGGCCCTGGCGACTTGCGATCGCTTGGCCCTGGTTCCGGCTCCATGGAAAAATGGGAGTGCAAGGATTGTGGTCATGAGTGGCCGGCACCTGTATGGGACAGGGTGCGTGGCCGCGGCTGCGAGCCTTGCGGGATCAAGCGGAGGGCGAAAAATCGAAGCATAGTCCCGTACAAAAAAAGCGTGGCTTATTTATTCCCGCACCTTGTTAGAGAGCACAGGGGGCCTAGTGACCTGCGATCGATTGGTCCTAGTTCTCATTCCATGGAAAATTGGGAGTGCAAGGACTGCGGTCACAAATGGCCGGCAACTGTGGGGAACAGGGTGCGTGGCACTGGCTGCAAGCCTTGCGGGCGCAAGCGGGCAGCAAAAAAGCGAAGCACAGTCCCCTACAAGAAAAGCGTGGCTTATTTATTCCCGCACCTTGTTAGAGAGCATAGGGGCCCTGGCGACTTGCGATCGCTTGGTCCTAGTTCTGGTTCCATGGAAAACTGGGAATGCAAAGATTGCGGTCACAAATGGCCGGCAATTGTAGCGGACAGGGTGAGTGGCAGTGGCTGCTCCAATTGCGCCAAGTATGGAATCAAACTGGAAAAGCCTTCATTCTTCTATCTAATTAAGAAGCCGGACAGGTTTAAAATTGGAATAGCCAATCATAATTCAGGCCGGCTTAATAAGCACCGCCGAGCCGGCTGGGAGTTGATCGAATCAATCGACATGATTGGCTACGCCGCCGACTCCCTTGAAGACGCGTGTCTCGCGGCTTTAAATTCTAAGGGTGTCCCTCTCGGCCAGTTTGGGGAAATTTTCGACGGATATACAGAGTCATGGTACAAGCGCCACCTGACCGTTCGCACTATCCGTGAGCTTTGCGACTTCCTCGGCATCGACCTGGACGCCTTTCTTGCCGCCTAAAAGCGACAGTGCTGGCCTGCCGGTATCTTGTCCGGCATGGCACCACTCCTCCAATCAGCCCAAAGCTGGATAGCCGGCCTTTTCCGCAGGTCCCACCCCAAGGGATCCGCATGGAAAACGGTCGGCTACAACCTTTCCGACCCGGGATCCGCGTCCATCTTCGGCCACGCCGGGGGAATCTCCCCCCATGAAGCGGTCACGATCTCTGCCGTCCATTGCTGCATCAGCCTGATCTCCAACACCATCGCCAGCCTCCCCTTGTTCCTTTACCGGTCATCCGGGGAAGGTCGGGCCAAGGCCACCGATCATCCGCTGTATCCGCTGTTGCATTCTCATCCAAATGATGAGATCGGGGCGGTGGATTTCCGCAACACATTGATGAACGACGCCTTGCTGTACGGCAACGGCTTTGCCGAAATCGAACGCTATTCCAACGGCTCCGTCCGCGCTCTCTGGTGGCTCCCGGCGCAGTATGTCACCGCCGTCCGGGACGATGATGGCGCCATTTTCTACACCTATGCCGCCGGGACCGAGGAGCAGACCCACCTCCCGGCTCGCAATGTCATCCACGTTCGCACCGGTCCCCTGGACGAGAACGGCATCATGGCCGTGTCCATCCTGAGCCGCGCGGCATCCAGCCTCGGCCTGACGCTGAGCGCCGAAACGGTGGCGCAGGCGATGATGGACCAGGGGATCAAGTCGGCGGGAGTGTTACAACATCCCGGCCGCCTGACGGCGGAGGCGGTGGAAAGGCTGCGGGCGGACTTCACCCGCGTCCATTCCGGCGTGGAGAATGCTGGACGCGTGATAGTGTTGGAAAACGGCATGACCTTCAACCCGGTCCAGACCAACGCCACGGATGCCCAGTTCCTCGAACAACGCCAGTTTGCCGTGCGGGAAGTGGCACGCTGGTTCAATTGTCCGCTGTCGAAGCTCAAGGCGATTGATTCCCCAGGGTTCAAGACGATCGACTCGGAACAGCAGCAGTTTCTCACTGATTGCCTGCAACCAATCCTTGTGCGGATCGAACAGGAATTGATGCTCAAGTGCTTGTCCACCATGGAGCGCAGGACGCACAAGATTGAGCACGACTTGAACGGCTTGCTTCGCGCCAACATCGAGCGCCGGGTGCAGGCGATGGCGGTGGCCCGCAACTGGGGCTGGCTGTCGGCCAATGATTGCCGGCGTCTGGAAGGCCTCGATCCCATCGGGCCGGAAGGCGATCAGTATCTCCAACCACTCAACATGCAACCGCTTGGCAAGGGTGTGGGTGCCAGGGCGCCGGCCGGGGAAATGCCGGTTACGAACTCCTCGGTGGACCCGCTGTCCAACTCCCCCACCACCCTAGAGGAAGACAACGGGGACACCGAGGATTAACCATGATCGAGCGCAGACTGTCCAAGCTTTCCGGCGTTGACACCGAGGGGAAAACCCTGCGGGGACTGGCCGCCGTCTACAACTCCGACAGCGAGGATCTCGGCGGGTTCATCGAGCGCATCGCACCCGGGGCCTTCAAGCGGTCGTTGGACTCCTCGCAGGATGTCCGGGCGTTCTGGTCGCATGATGCAAGGCTCCTCCTTGGCCGGCGCTCCAACGGCACCCTGCGCCTGAACGACACCGACCAGGGCTTGGCGGTGGAGATCGACCTGCCGGATACCGGGTTCGCCAGGGATCTGGCGGAACTGGTCCGCCGTGGGGACTGCGACCAGATGTCCTTCGGGTTCACCTTGCCGGAACGGAACTCCGAGGCATGGGAACCGCATGAGTCCAACCCGCGTCTGCGGCGGCGGACGATCAACGATTTGGTGCTCCATGAGGTGTCGGCCGTCTCGATGCCGGCGTACCCCGAGACCACGCTGGCCGTCCGATCCATGCGGGACCACCAGCAGCGCATGGACCGTGACAAGCTGGCACTCCTGGAACTGCTTCACAAGGTGACAGTGCGGGCTGGTCGTTAGACTCCCACACATTGGTTCCCTTCACCGGAGGTTTTTTCGATGGAAGTTAGGGAAAGGCTACAGGCGCTTTTGTCTGTGGTTGAAACAAGAGAACTCACCCCCGAGGAGAGACTTGAGATGGACGAGCTGAAAGCCGGACTGAGTGATGTGACCGAGCGCGTCGGCGCCCTGGAGGCCGAAGTCGGCGAAGTGGCCGACGACGTTTCCATCGCCGAGGACGCGGCGGCCGCCGAGGATGCCGCCGAGTTGGCGGAAGCCCGCAGCGCTGCTCCCGTGGAGACCCCGAAGGTGGCTCCCCAGTCCACCCGGATGGTGAAACCCGGCGCTCCCAAGTTTGTGCGTGACCTGAACGACAGCGCCGCCATGGCTCGTCGTGATCTGGCCTTGCGCGGTTGGTTCCTCCAGCCCGCCGGACTGGCGACGGACAGCATGGTGAAGGCCGCCCGAGAGATCGGGTTCGACCTGACCAAGCGGATGCAGCCGATCACCCTGTCGGCCAAGCCGATGACGCTGCGCGGCACCGATCCCCAGGCGACCACCCCCGGCGCCAAGGGCGGTTACCTCGTCCCGACCGAGCTGCTGGCCAGCGCGTTCGAAAAGTACATGCTGTACACGGCCAATCTGCGCAACTTCGCAAAAGTGCTCAGAACCGATGGCGGGCATGAACTAATGATCCCATCCGTGGATGATACTGCCGTAAAAGGCTCCATCGTGGCGGAAAATGCGCAAAAACCTGTCTCTGATGTGGCTTTCAATCAGATCAAACTTGGCGCTTACAAATATACTTCGGGGATCGTGCTTGTCTCCATGGAGCTCCTCCAGGACAGCGCCATC